TTTTTTTTTTTTTTTTTTTTTTTTTTATTAAATCTTTATTTTCTTCCATATTTAAATTACAACTGTATACTTAACTGACTACAGCATATTACGTCAGCAAGTCACTTTTTTATCAGTATTTACATATATTTTCAATTTATAACTTAGATTTCTACTTACAATATATACACATCATTTCGAAACTTAATTACAAGTCTTAGAACCAAATTACACATGCTGTAACCGCCCAAATATTGGATGTTTGCACACCCAACATATAGCGTCAATTGGTTCTACCTTTCACTAAAGTATTTATAGTCCTATAGCTCGGACGAACAACACTCACTCATAAATGAAGTCAGAATTCACAACATGGTCAAAGGTTATAGACCAGTCTGTGAAATTCGGTGTAAGTCCATACTTTGTTATAAATTCATTTACAACAATGGTAGACTCTACTACAAACCTAGCTTTTCCCTTAAGTGAAAGCTCACGCAAATACTCTTCAACCTTATCCAAATCAGGCGTGTCACTTTTCGACTTAAGGTTAATCCAATTTAGTAGATTTTGCAATGTTGAATCACGAATTGGCATACACCATATCTTCTTATCATCATCGTATCTAAAACTTCTTCCAACAATAGTACAATCTTTTATCCTCTTAACTCCATACAACTCACTCTGCTTATCAACAGGAGTATACTTTATGCCAAAACGTAACATTTCTGCTGCAATCTGGCGCATAGTAATAGGTAATTTCCCGGGATTAATGCAATTATCGTCTCCCAAAAATATCATCGCCGTACTTTGTAAAATTAACAAGGTAGTCTTGTCGAACAAAATTTCATCATCTTCAAAATATGGTCGCCTACCATCAGCTTTCAACATTACACTAGTCATACAATATGTACAAAGCACAAAATTAATAAAACAGTTAATATGCGTAGTTAGTGGACAACCTGATGGTAAATTACCTACTACAGAGATAACAAAGTCCATGAATACAACATAGCTACTACAAAGTGCTTCTATAAATGCTTCTCTCGCAAGACGTTCTTCTTCTGTCTGTCCTCGATAGAAAGCCTTAAGGAGAATATTAAAGAGCCTTATCAATAATGGCGCCATACTGCGATCCCACTCCTTGGAATCACCATCAAAACCCATTATTCCTTTAGACTCTAAAAGATCAAGCAATGTTGCAGCATCTTTAAATGGATTGAAACCTATCAGAACTCGCTTCCGAAGAGGATTCTTCATCCACCATGACATAAGATCACCG